AAGATAAGAAAAAGAAAGAAGTTAAGGAAGATATTGCTGACATCATTGCACGTCTGGAAAAGAAAAGAATTAGTAAGGGTGGAGATCCTAGTGAGTCACCACTAGCAGCGATGCGTAAGTATCATGCAGATAAGAAAAAGAAAGAAGTCAAGAAAGAAGAGACAGAAGTATATTGGTCAAGTAAAGCATTAGATCAGTTAGATGAGTTAAGTAAGAAGACAATGGGTTCTTACGTTAAGAAAGCATCCACAGACATGGCAATAGGTGCTGTAAAAGGTGACAAAGATAAGGTAACAAAAAGACATTCTGGTATATTAAAAGCAACTGATAAGATAACAAAGGAAGAAGTAGAAGTATTAGATGAAAGACAAAAGGATAGTGACAACCAAAGATTAAGTCAAGAACGTGGTCGTTCTAACTATGGTAAAGCATCTATCAGAAATGTAAGACACACAGGTGAGGGTGGTAATGCTGCTGATCCTGCTGAGAGACTTGTGGCAATGGATAAGAGACACAAAGCACACAAAGAGAAGCGTGGTGTGAAAACCCTATCAAAATATAAGAAGGTTGTAAAAGAAGAAGGATATGATCGTCTAAGAGACGATGGTAAAATCAAACCATTAGCAAAGAAAAGCGTTGCTACACCTGGTCAGGGCAACACATGGAAGCGTCCTGGCAATGCATTAGACAAGGTAAAAGCGAGCATTAGACAAAAATACGGAAAGGATGCTATAATGGGTGAGGCACTTAATCCCAAACTGCAAGCAGTACAGGATAAGGCAAAAGCGAACGTCGCTAAACAAGCAGCAAAAAATGCTGCTGACAAGAAAGCGAGAGCAGATTCTGCTGCTAAGTTCCAAGCACATAAGAAGAGTGAAATGGCAAAGGGCAAACGTCCTGACCAAGCACTTGACTCGTGGCAACAGAAAAAGTTAAAGAAAGAGGATGTAATGTCATTCTCTGATTTCCTTAAAGAAGGAAATGATCGTGCTCGTATGATGTCAAAAGCAAAGAACCAGACTACTGGTAGTATTGCAGCAGACAGAGGTACAGACGAAAAAAAGAACCGAGAGAGTCGTAAGAGTCTCGAAAAGGATCTTAAAAAGAAAGGGATTGGTTATAAAAAATCAGTCGGTAGTTATAAGTATGATGATGGATCTACTGGTAGGGAAGTATCCTACCAAACAAGTCCTGGCAAGGGAATGTCTAAGCGTAGGTTTGGAAAACTTACACGTCGTTTAGGACGTAAGCATGGACAGGAATCAGTGATTACTAAGAAGGCAGGGAAACCCGCTAGATTACATGATACTGAATCTAAGAAACCTGGCAAGTCATACAATCTCGGCAAAGAAGTAAAGAAAGGTAAGAACCCCTCTGGTGAAGGTGAAACATCCGCAACCAAAGTAAGGGGCGGTAAACTACCTAAGAAAACTAAACCTAACTCAACTTATCACTATGGCAAAAAGAAATGACAATGGCGTTTATGAATGCCAATACTGTGGACTGACTGCACCGTTAGGACACGCACGTCCAAGAACTTGGATGGAAAAACACGAAATGAATTGTGCTAAGAAACCATGATCCTATCATTTAAAGAGTATTTACAAGAAGCATCCAACTGCCCTGACGGTAAAAAGTATTGCCCGAAGTGTCAGATGTGTGTTGAGAAAACTTGTGAAGAAAAGAAAATGATGAAGGAAGAAGCATGGCAAAGAAAGGAAGGTAAGAACAAATCTGGTGGTTTAAATGAG